TTAATAAAAGCTGGTGTCGATACAACTGGAATGACTCAAAACGAAATGTACAAACTAGTTGGAGAAATGGGGTTACGTAATGGATGACCTCAGAAAGTATTATCTTGAACTTGCTAGTAGAGTCTGTGAGGGAATCACTCCAGACCATTACGACAGATGGCTTAAATGGGCTAAGGAAAATGGATTACTGATAAGCCCTTGGATGTTTATTTCATCAATAACTAGTTTGAGCGTTGCAGAAGTATCAAAACGCATCTCACCTTGGCACATGGAACACGGAAAACGTGTTGATGATGAGTACGAAAAAATAAAAATCGTTTAAAAAGGTCAATATATGAAATTTGAATTTAACTTTCTCAGAAAAGAAATGATAAATGAGAATGATAACAAGGGCACAACTTATGGTTCAAGAATTGCAGCCAATAATACAAAGCAGCGTTTAAGACGGATTGCATGCCGAACAGCTCATGAGTGGCTAGACCAGTCAGATAAAGTATTTGAGCAATTCCATGAGAAGCACCGTTGTGATGTGTTCGTTGTGATTTATCCACCCAAACGCTTTAAATATGATCCACCAAATTATGAACCAACTTCTAAGGCATTAATTGATGGACTGACAGATGCTGGAATTTGGAATGATGATAATTACAACGTTATTCGCAGAACAAGTTTTGAGCATGGCGGGCTTTCTGGAGATACAAAGATGTGGAAACTTGAGTTAGTAGTAAAAGAGCTGACAGAGCAGCTTTAATTCATGAAAATTACGATTACATTGAGCGCTTAAGCTGTTTCATGGATAATTTATCACGAATAAGCTAAAAGTGCTTAGAAGCTAAAATATGAGGTATAAGTTATGGTAATGGAAGACTACGAAATACATATTACACACAGAATTACAGAAAAAGAAAAGCAGGAATTCGGAGAAGAACATGCAAAACGTTATGGTTTTGGTTCAGTTAAACAATGGCGAAAAGTTATGATGATTGAAACCAATCTTGGTTATAAATTCAGTGGTTCAAGCTATTGGGATTTAAAAGATTTTATTAGTAAATACTTTGAGAGTGCTAAACGTGAGACTTTTGTATTAAGTGGTGGCAGCCTTGGTAGTGATTTTTATGAATAAATTTGAAAGGTTTTAGTTATGGGATATTACGACACAAGAAATGAAGCTAGGCGAATCAGCAAGCTTGCTAGTCAAAATATATCGAGTGAGCAAACCAAAAAAGAATTTGAGTTAGATAGTCAAAGTAAATTTAACCAGGAAATGCAGGATGAGTTTCACGAAAAAATTAAAAAATTAGGAGGAAAGGAAAATGGCAACGAAAGTCTTTGATGTATTTATTGAGGGCGATAAAGTCGCAACTGGAACAATAGAAGAATTAATGGAAATCTTCAAAGCTTCTAAAACAGCAGTTTCACTTTGGATAAAAAATGGAAAAAGTAAAGATAGAGCAATACCGAAATATAAGCACGCTTTATTAAATCAAGAAAAAACAGATGCGCTTTTACAGGAGAATAAGAAAACAATGAAACAACTTCCAGCATCTGTCTATGATTTTTATGAAAAAGAAAACTTCATCATGACTGGAACGGCGAGAGAAATTTCTGAGCGATTAGGTTTAAAAATAAAAACTGTTTTCTACTATGTTCAAGTTGGGAAAAGAGAGCACTCATATAGAAGTAAAAGAAATAATGCAGTTTTAAATCAATCTGAAACTAAAAAACGTTTCCCTAATCGAGATGTTTTAATGGAACCGAACGAGGAAGAAGAAAAAGGATATTATTCTTTAACCAAAGAGGAACGGGCAGAACGCAGATATAAACGCAAGTTAAAAATGAAAATGATGATTGAAAAAATGCAAAAAGAAGAATTAGGAAAACCAAACAATGAATAAAAAAATAATTACAACAGCAGTAGTCGCAGCAGGGATCTTTGGTTCAGCAACTTTCGGAGCTTATGCAGCTAATGCATGGGCAGGACATCAAAATATGGTCACTGTGCAACAGAACATCTCTATCTTGAAACAACGCTTGCTAGACCGGAACGAACAGCTTAAACAGGCTAATAATAGCTCACAGCAATATTCAGACCAGCTGAATCAATTGAACAACCAAATTAACCAGTTGAAAGACCAAATCAATCAAGATAACTCAAATTTGCAAAATCAAGCTGCTGGATATCAAAATCAACTGAATGCACTCAATCAGCAAAAATCCGATGTTACCAATCAATTGAATCAAGCGAACCAAGATAAGGCGAGCATGGCGCAACAAGTTAGCGATTTGAACTCAAAGCTAACTGCCGCTCAACAAAAGACTGACGAGCTATCTCAAGCGGTGACTGATGCACAACATACTAAAGATTTATCAGATGACGCTGTCAATGCGACGAAGTGAGGGATGAGATGAAATTGAGATTAAAAGACTGCATAATTACTTCGATAGAAGGTGGCAGTGTAGATGTTTCTCCGACTTGTCCGACATGTTGGGGTGGCGAGGAATGGGTTGACTATATTGAAGTTGATTTTGAGGGAGATACATCTGTAACATACAACGAAGTATCAATGACTAAGTTTTTGGATTGGATATTTACTTCAATTGAAACTGGTGAAATATCAAATATTACTAGACGAAAATTTGATGAAAAAATGGAAGAACTTGAGGAAAGTTAAATGACAGTTGAAAGTTTACTAAAAGTAATGCAAAAAGGAACAGATGTAATTCTGAAAGATAAGTCTGAAAAAGAATTACTCCGATTTAGTCAAGGTAATGACCTTAACGCAGTTTCATTTGAATATTTAAATCGAAAAATACTTGTTTTAGAACCCCACGGAAATAGTTTTACTGCTATCTTGGAGGATTCAAAATGAAACTAAGCGAGATTGAAGCGGTAGCGGAAGTCGTAAAAGAGGAAACTTCTCTTGAATATGGTGAATTTATATCAGAAGATAGCCAAGGATTATCAAATTTGCCAGTAGGGACAATGCTTTATAGTGCTGAGTAAATGCAAGAATTCGTGCTTAAAAATGTGAGTATTGCTCTTGCTGCGTATGAATTATATGAAGCAGAAGTATGTGGATTTCATTTGAACCAATTGGAAAAAGAAGAAATTGGAAAAATTATTCAAGAATTATTTACGGAGGACACGAAAAATGACTAAGTTTGAAGAAGAATTAAGCGTTCTACCAGTATCGAAAAGTACAAATTACGCAGAGTACTGGAATAAAGCTCAACTACTAACGGTATTCAAAGATTGGCAACCACAGCAAGCCCTGCCAGTCGTGCCTGAGTGTGTGGCAGGAGCTATTGAAAGTATACCGGACCATTACTCAGCGTTTGAAGCTATCTCACTAATTAAAGATAAAATTAAAACTTTTCCAGAAGGAAATGAAGATTGGGTACCTATTTATAAGTGGCTATTTGATGACATTAATAATCAAGATATTTTCGCTATAGCTTTTATCACTCACAAATATGAAGTCGAAAAACCGCAGCTGTTCTATTTGAAGAATAAGCTGACGACAAGTTACTTGGCGCTAGATATCAACACTGGTTACTATGAACATTGGGGAGAAGAGATAATTCCAAAGTTGCTGAACAAACAAGGATATAAATTATCATTCACCCAGCAAGAAATCGACAGCATGGAAACTGGGAGCTATGAACAGATTGAG